GTATTCTAAAAGGTAAATAAGAATCACTTTCTAATCTTACTGATACTTGAGAAGATTTAGCTAATATTGGGAAACTAGCTTCTCCTGAGATAAAACTAGGTGTTCCTAATTCTGTTTCTCCTAAGATAATCCCATTATAAGGTTTAACTGTTTCTCTACCCCCATTGGTCTCTGAGATAATTTTAAAACTAGCTGTTTCTGTGAAAGTTAAAGTAACACTTCTCATTTGTACTCGACCACTAAGCTTTGGTTTCCCTTGGTTATCTCTAATATAAAATTTAGAGAACTCATATACTGAATTATATTTTATACCTATGAAGAATTCGTTATCAGTATAATCTCCTAATACTTCTACTTGATTAGGTTGTGGTTGTTCTATTTGTTCTGCTATCTGAAGTCCTGTCTGACCATTTACAATAATATAATCTTCAGATTCTAAAGAATAAGGTAAATCCCAAGTAGTGCTTTTTGAAATTCCGTCATAAGTTCCTTGTCTACTTACAGAATAATCTAAGAACACTCTGAAAGGCAAATCTCCTGTGAACTTATCTTCTAGTTCCAATCTAAGTATCTCTAATTTACTTCCTCTTCGTGCTACTATGAATAAGTATGAGCTGATTAAGACTGCATCTAACACTTCATCTACTTCTGGGAAATTCCATTTACTCCATGCACTTTGAATTTTCTTATTTTGTCTCCACTGGTATTTATAAATATATAGTTCATTAGCATTTGAATCTATCGCTAACAACATATCTCTAGCTGAACTTGTTACTAATCTATCTATAGTATCTGGAAGATAACTAGGAACATGAGAAGTAATATTATTAGCATTGTTAGTTCTTGCATTCTCTTGAATGTAATACTCTCTAATAGAACTAAAGCGACCAAAAGGAACTAAGAAATAAATGTTTGGTCCTGCTCCCACAGGTTCTACATCTGTGTTTGTATCAAAGTAAGTGCTAGGGTCAATAGCTACTGTTTTAGGAGTTAATGCGGAATCTCCTGAATTTAATACAAATTGAACTTTAGTAGAGAATAACAAAAGCTGACCAGCATAAGGTATTGCATTTTGTAACTTAGTAACATCTTTTGTACTTACTGTTACATCTATAGGGTCTGTATCTAAAACCTCTGAAGCTGTTCCATTAAAGAAGTTAAAGTAATCTCCTGACCTACTTATAATCACACTTTCTCCAGATAAGAAACCTAATCTATTTTGGAAGAAGAAGACATCTGATATCCTAGAATCAATAAAACTAGGATAAGGAGCATTAACATCATTTCCTACCCTCCTAGGGTCCCATTCTACATTCTCTATTCTAAAGTTATTTTGAGATTCTCTAATTATTGTTTTAGGCATTGATAAAGTATCTATTTCGTTTACTAAAAGTTGACCGTCTGATTCAACTATACCTTTAGTTTCTTCCCAGATACCTGAAGGATACTCTTCATTTCTAATAAACTTCACATAATAAGAATCAGCTATAGTTCTAGTTTCCCCTTGAACTTTTAAGATATAACCTTCAGGAGCTTTAGGAGGTAGTCGCTGGAGGTTCTGAACTGAACCTTTGATACCAGCCATAGCTGAATCCCCAAAGGAATCTGAGGTCTCTAAGGTATATTTATCACTAGAATCCATAGTTATTATAGAACCATCAGCTGTTATAGTGAAAGAACTTGGTAACTCTGCATCTAAAAGAGTCTTTAGTTCAGCGGTTATATCATTAGTTTTAATATGTTCTACATTATCACTTGTAGGTAGTGGGGTAGTATAAGTTACTTCGTATGTAGTACCTCCAATTACTATTTTTATATTATAATCAGTTTCAGGAAACCCCTTTTTAATATAAACTAAACCTATATCTTCTATATAAGTGCCATCCTCTGTGGTTTGCTTAGTGGTAGAGGTTGTATCCATATTAGCATAACGTTGTCTATTAACTACTAAAGTATTATCACCTACAGTGGTAGTTTTTATATCTTTCTTAGTCTCTATAAAGTTATTTCCTAAGAGAGTTTTAGTGGTTAAATAATCTTTTAAATGGTTTTCCTGTCCATCTTCATAATCAAGAGTACATTTAATTCCATCGAAAGTAAAGATTTCTAAAGGTTCTAAAGGGTCTCCAGTAAATATCATAAGATACTCTTCATCAGAATCTCTATCTACTGTATGAATATATACATTATCTTGAAAGGTTGAAGCTAAACTACTAATGAAAGTAGTATTAGGTCTCTTAATAATCCCTTCAGTCAATGAGCTAGATATATTTTCTTGTCTTTGTGCTTGTGTATCTACTCTAATCGGTGGGGCTTGTTGTGATATTCCATTATAAAGTCCTGATAAAGTGGTGTTAACTAAACCCATTATTTACTACCTCCTTAATGCTTTTTTGATACTAGCATTATTTAACATATTTAAATCTTGAGAATCATTCTCTGCTCTTATCATAGTTATATATGTTTGTTGTTCATCCTGTTCTGAGAAAGCATAGAGAGCTTGAGAACCTACAATTTTACTTTGAAATAATCTAGCTGATTTAGTTATAATAAAATCTCTTACTGTTTGAGGTAAATCTCCAAAAGTTAAAAAGAATACTATATCTACATCTATAGACTCTTCAAAAGTAAAAGTATGCTTCTCTTTATCATAAAGCCTATCTCCTCTAATAACTATATCCCTTGAAGTATCTGAAGCATCAACTTTAAGAGTATTTGAAGGAACTATAATTTCATTTTCAGTTGATAAAGGAAGTCTATAAGATGCTTCTTGATTAAAAGACATTCCATTAGCTTGAACTTGTCTACTTACTTGATGTATCAAAGACCTAGCGATAGATACTTCAGATACTCCAGTTACATATAGGTCATTTATAGGTTGTTCTCCTATACTAAGAAGTAAAAAGTTTACTGCCTCTAGTTCTGTGGATGCTGTTAAAGGTTTACGAATAGCCATAATATAATTAACACCTACCTTTCCGAAGGTTAATAAAAAGGGCAACCTATTTTCAGGTTACCCTTAATTATTTTAATTGATTGATTAGTTAACTAAAGTATCTAGTTTAAGCTCACCAGCACACTCTGGTCTTAATGTACCATGACCCACTGCGTACTTAGCTACCATCAAGGTTCCCTGTCTTTCTACTTGATAGTCTTTCTCTAAAGCTAGGTCCATTAACTTAACTGTACCTACAGCTTCTTTAGTTAGACCTACTCCTACAGTTTTAGTACCATCCACTCCATGATAAGTACCTGTAACACTAGTATCTGTAGTAGGGAGATTATTAGATTTCTTAATAGTAATCCCAGCTACTTTAATAATATTACCTTCAGCAATTGCTCCTTGACCTCCATAAAGATTATTAATAAGGTCTAGGTTTTGAGCTAATATATAATATTCAGCTGGCTTAAAGACTACAACTCTATTCTGCTCTGGAACATCCTTTTCATCAAAGGTCTGAGCCAGAGTAAATAAACCTTCAGCTAGTGCTTCAGCTTGTTCTTGAGTAGTTGCAGCTCCTTCTACGCCTCCATCATTCTGAAAGCTATCATTAATAATTTCAGTACCACCAGGAAGCCCATCTACTGCAGAAGAAGCTCTAGCGGCTAATACTACTTCTTTTAGTACGTTAATATCCATTCTTTTAGCTAGTTCTCTACCCATTTCTGTAGAGTAGATACTTCTTACATCATAGTGATTCATAGCTTCATCAATATTAGCAATGAATGCATCTGAAATTAAGAGCCCATCAATAGAGATTATTCTTTCATTATGTCCTATCTTACTACCAGCAATTTCTTCTCCAGGAGTATGGTAGCTTGACCCTATTTTACCTGTTACTGGGAATGAAGCTGATTTTCCTTGAGATATAGTTCTAGTGGAAGTAAGTCCCATCATTAAATTATTAGTCTCAAAGGCTGTCAACACCTCACCAGCAAAGATTTTCATAAAGAGTTCTTTTGCATCTCCACCTGCTGTATTTACTTCACCTAATCTTGAAACATTATAAGCCATAATTTATCATTCTCCTTTAATTTAGTTGAGTTTGTTCTGTTTCTTATTGTGTTAATATCATCTGTTCCTTATTCTTTTGAACCTATTTTTGCTCAACTTCTTAAAGGTGTCCTCATGTTCTCCCACCTCAGCAGGAGTTCAATCAGGCTTTAAGTTGTTTAGTTCAAAAATAAAAATTTATTAATCCCAGACCAACTAGTGTATTGTCGGTCTGGGAGAGAGGAGGCTAATTAATTAAAATACGTTTGAATTTTTAAGTTTCTTTTCTATCTCTTTTCTGAAAGCGGGGTCATTTTGGTACTTTTCAGAAGACATTGCTTCTGTTACTTCACTTCGACTCTGAAAGGACCCCGAGTTATTTTTAGGAACTTTTCCCTTATCAATAACTCTTGAAGGTTTGTCTCCTTCAGCATCTTTATTATATCTGCTAAATAGACCTTCCACTGCAAATTTAGTTTGAGCTTGATTTCCTGAAGTTACAGCTTGATTAAAAGCTTGTTTATCTTCTTCTGGAAGATTTTCTTCAGCCCAAGCAACCATATTATTATAGTTTTCTTCTCCGTCTACAGTTTTAAATATCTCTTGAGCTTGGTCATTAGCTTCGGCTTTAATACCCTTTAAATAATTATCTACGACATGCTTAGGGAACCCTTGGTCTTTTAATTCTTCATAGGATTCTTCTTCTAAATTACCTTTTTCAAAGAATTCCTGTTCATATTTATTAAAATCTATAGGAGAATCTTGAGTTTTCTCTTCTGATTCTTCTTCACTAGTCTTACTAGCTTCTTTTTCTGATTCCCCATCTGTTAAAACTTGAGATTCTAAATTCTTATATAAAGATTCTAAATCATCACCTTGGTCTTTCTTTAGGAGCTCAAGGATTCCTTGTTGTAAATCATCCTCAGTTTTATATTTACCAGCTAAGAGCTCTTCATTACTATCCTCGCTAGCACTCTCTTCTGTATCAGGGTTAGCTTCTTTATTAATTTTATCTACTTTAGCGACCATTTCCTCTTCGTGGTCTGGGTCCTGTTGTTCCTTTTCTGGTTCTACTTCATAGCTTTCTGCCATAAGTTTATCCCTCCTCCTTTTCTCCTTTTGCTGTTATTATTACTTCTTGACATATAGTCCGTTTCCTTTATAAACTCCTCTACCTTTATATTTTCTGCCTATAGTAGGTTCTTTAGGCTTTTTTGGTTTATCTTTAGCCATTATTTATTCCTCCTTATTAGTTTGCTAATCTTATTGCTGTGGACCTCCTTGGACTCCTGTGCCTCCTTGGCCTTGGCTTCCTTGAGCTCCTTCTTGGTTCATCATCGCTTTAGTTAATTCAGGCATAGCTTGTTGTAGCATACCTTGAGTCTGGCCTTCCGTTTTCTCGTTTTCCATAGTCTCAGCATCTTTAATTAAGCCTTGGGTATCAAATCCTAAAGCTGTTGCTACCCTAGTAAAGAAATCATGAAAATTAGTTACTTTACTAAATTGCTCTGGGAAAATCTGACCTACATCTGCATAACTCATAAGCTTTTGTAAATCATTTCCTCTGCCTAAACCATCTAAACCAGTTACTATTTTAGGAGTAGTAACTTCTTCTGGTAACTTGGGAATTTTCTTTTGTTTAGTCATTTGGACCATCAACTTTTTAACTAGAGGTAATTGAAATTCTTGAGTAAGGATAGAATATACTCCTCCTAAAGAGTTCTCTAATTCTCTAGCTAATCGTTTTATCTCTTCAGCTGTTACCCTTTCTGCGTTTCTTTGTATTGATTGTAACATTAAGAAAGCCCTAGATAACCTTTGTTCTAGTGCACTAATTCTCTCTAAGATTAATTGTAAATCCATTTGTCTATCTACTTTAGCTGTCCCTATATCCTCAGGGTTACCGTCAATAACATCACCATTCTTAGCATCCTTAAACTTTTTAGCTCTAGTTACTCCTGCTGGATTAACCATAAAGACTGTTCTTGAAGCAATCACTGCATCTTCAGTTATAGCTTTAGATAAAGCCTCCAGAGTCTTGAGGTCTCCTAAGTATTCCTCTACGAAACCTCTTCCATAATTAGAACCTACTACATGAGACCATCTTAAAGCTGAATAAGGGTTTTCTCCTAGTTTATAAGTTCCTTCAGAACCTTCAATAACTTCACCATTTACTTCTTGAATATGTTCCCATTGCTTCCCATCTTCTGAAAGTTTTACTCTGGAATATAAAGTTAGTTCTTCTTCCTTCTTATTAGAATCCCCATCATCTGAATCTACTACTTTAGCTAAAACTTTATCTCTAATATCTTCTGGTAAAACTAAAGGTGATATATTCTCTTTAACGATAATCTCTAATAAATTACCCATAGAGTCCCTATTAACTACATACTGGTCTATCCTGAAGACTTTCATTCCACCTTCTTCTGGTTGGTAGGTTGCTACATTTCCTCCTACTACTAAGTGTTTCAAGGCTGTAAATGTAGGTACTCTAATAGCCTTAGTTTCTACTTCATTAAAGATAGTCCTTTCAATTTTATTTAAAGCTTTCTCAGCTTCAGCTCTCTTCTGGTCTGTAAATTCAGCTAGTGTAAAATCATCTACTGCTAACTTAAAGAAAGGTTGATTAGGAGGTAGTAGAGTTAGTAATAATTTAGAAGATAAGTTGTTAACTCCAATAGCTCCTAAACCTTGATAAGGAGTATCATAAGTAGAATTATCATCTGAACCTTCTGGTGGTATTAATGCAGGAATAGTTAGTTTTGAACATTCTCTAGCTCTCGATAAGACTGCACTTCTCTCTGCATCTAAACTATCATAACGTGATTGTAAACTTTGTTTTAATTCTGTATCCATTTATTATTTATCTCTCCCCTCTTATACGTATTCCTGTAACTCTTCCTGAAGGACTTCCTGAAGAAGTTCTTGA